GACCCGGAAGTGATCGCCGGTGCGGTGAAGATGATTAAAGACTTGTCGTATAGCCACGAAAAGTTGGAAAAAGCTGTCAGCGAAACCACCGCTCGTGAAGCGAAAATCAAAGAAGCCGCACGCAAAGAAGCGCTGGAAGAGGCCGCCGAAAACGCTGAAAGCGCAGCACGTGCTCAGGGTATGGACGAAGACCAGGTGAAATTCTGGCGCAATAAAGTGCTGGGTGTTTAATCATGGCCATCAAGCCGCTGGGCGACACTCTACGCTGTGTTGAATGGGAAGAACTGCCCACACGAGCGCGTGAAATTCCAGAAGGTTTCGACCCGTCGGCTGAAGGCGTATTGATGAAGCACCAGGTGGAGTGGTTACGAATCACTGCACCAATTAAGGTGTGTGAGAAAGGCCGTCGTACTGGTATTACGTTCGCCGAGGGGCTTGATGCACCACTGACGGCAGGTGCAACAAAAGAAGCCGGTGGCATGGATGTGTATTACATCGGTGACACAAAAGAAAAAGGTCTGGAGTTTATTGGCTACTGCGCGAAATTCTCCAAGACGATCGCTCAGGCGCAGGCTGGCGGCATTTCAGAGATCGAAGAATTTCTGTTTGAAGACCAACAGGAAGATGGCACAACTAAGCAGATCACCAGCTACCGCATTCGCTACGCCTCCGGTTTTAAAATTGTCGCGCTATCCAGTAACCCAGCCAATATTCGTGGTTTGCAGGGTAAGGTCATAATTGATGAGGCGGCGTTCCACAGAAATGTGGCGGCGGTGATTGATGCGGCGACTGCACTGCTGATCTGGGGTGGGCGCGTTTCTATTATCAGTACGCATTTCGGACGCGCGAATCCGTTTAACGCTCTGATTAATGACATCCGAGACCTTCGCTACGGCGACAGCGCTGAAGTATATAAATGCTCGTTTGACGATGCGGTAGCCAATGGGCTCTATGAGCGCGTCTGCATGATGAAGGGCGAGAAGGCGACGATCGAAGGCAAAGCCAAATGGTACGCCACGATCCGCAACGGTTACGGGCCTCGTAAGGCGCAAATGCGCGAAGAGCTGGACGCAATACCGCGCGACGGTACCGGCACCAGTATGCCGGGCATCTGGATTGATAACGCAATGCCGAGCGAGCCGCATCGGCCTGTGGTGCGACTGAAACTCACTGATGATTTTGCCGCTAAGCCGGTTGATGAGCGAGAGTCGTGGTGCGATGACTGGATTAAAAAGTACATCGACCCTGTGCTGGCGTTGTGTAATCCCGAGCACCTTCACGTCTTCGGTCATGACTTTGCCCGCCACCGCGATTATTCCATCTTTGCTCCGCTGGCGATTGAGCCAGGGCGGCAGCGTTATTGCCCGTTTGTACTGGAAATGCACAAGGTGCCTACCCGGCAGCAAGAGCAGATTATCTGGTACATCCTCGACCGGCTACCGCGTTTCTGTGGTGGTGCGATGGACGCGACCGGCTCCGGCGAAACGCTGGCCGAATACACGGCTGATAAGTACGGCAGCGGCATGATCGCTCAGGTGAAACTCAACAGAGCCTGGTACGGCAGTTGGATGCCGAAAATGATTCAGCAGTTTGAAGACGGGACTATACAGGTACCGAAAGACCAGGATCTCGCCAACGATCTGCGAGCGGTGGAAGAAGTCGACGGCATTCCGATGGTGGTTAAGCAGCGCCGACAGGATCTGAAAGACCCGGACACCTATCGCCACGGCGATTTTTCCCCGGCGCTGGCGCTGGCGGTGTTTGCCAGCATTGAAATGCGCCAGGGTCCGGTCGAGGTTTCCAGTCGTCATCGCCGTCAGTCGGCGTCAATGTTTGAGGGTTACCAATAATGAAGAATGGCATCTGGGTATCGCCCGACCAGTTCGTTCAGTTCGCTGAAAAAAACGATCGCATGACTGACCACATCGTGACCCGCGATCGCAGCCCGGATTTCACCGCGTTGGGTAACTACCTGCCGAACCCGGATCCGATTCTGCGCGCCAAGGGTAAGAGCGTTGCGATTTACCGTGACCTGCGTGGCCACCCTGCGGTGGGTGGTGCGATCCGCCGTCGTAAATCAGCGGTGACCGCACTCGAGTGGGGACTGGATCGCGGCAAGGCCACAGCGCGTACGGAGTCGAATATTCAGACGATTCTGGATGACATGGATATCACGCAGCTGATCAAGGATATTCTCGAAGCGCCACTGTACGGTTATCAGCCGATTGAGATTCTCTGGTCAAAAGGCCAGCGCTGGACAGCGCCAGAGCAGCTGATTGCTAAGCCACCCGAGTGGTTTGTGTTCGGTACCGAAGGCGATCTGCGTTTCCGCAGCCGTAAGTCGATGATCGAAGGCGAGGAGCTGTCGGAGCGGAAATTCCTGCTGCCGCGCAACGAGGCTACCTATCAGAATCCGTGGGGCGTTGCCGATCTGGCGATGGTGTTCTGGCCTGCCACATTCATGAAAGGCGGGCTGCGTTTCTGGGTTCAGTTTGCCGAGAAATACGGCACGCCGTGGCTGGTCGGTAAAGTGCCGCGCAACACCCAGCGCAATGTGAAGATGGATCTGGCGGATGATCTGGAGGCGATGATTCAGGATGCGATCGCGGTGATTCCAGATGACTCCAGCGTGGATATCATCGAGGCCGCCGCGAAGACCGGCGCGGCAGAAGCCTATGAGCGCCTGCTGATGTACTGCCGTTCGGAAATCAACATCGCACTGCTGGGCCAGAACCAGACCACCGAGAGCAACAGCACCAACGCCAGCGCCACTGCGGGTCTGGAAGTGGCTGATGATCTGCGCGACGGCGATGCCTCACTGGTTGAAAGCACGGTTGATCAGTTGATCGAGTGGATCATGTACGCGAATGGCATGAGTGGGCCAGCGCCGAAGTTCACCATGTACGAACAGGAAGAGATCGACGACCGGCAGGCCAAGCGTGATGAGATTCTGAGCCGGACTGGTGTGACGTTCAGCAAGAGCTACTTCATGCGCTCGTACGATCTGGAAGAAGACGATATCGAAGACGCGGCAGAGCCGGATCCACAACAACCTGCTGCGCCGGTACCGGATGTGCAGTTCGCTGAATCAGATCCTGGGGATGACATCAGCAAGCGCATCACCGACCTGACAGATCAACTGCAACGCGACGGTGAAGAGCCGCTGAAAGAGTGGATCGATCGCGTGCGCCGCATGTCCGACCAGGCAGACAGCCTGACCGATCTGCACAACCGGCTGCTGAACGCGTACAGCGAGCTGCCGGACATCAGCATGCTGTCAGCGCTGCAGGTGGCATTCACCGTGGCGCAGGCGCGCGGTGTGGAGGACGTGGCGAAAGAAGCCGGACAAGGCATGGTGATGTTCGCTGAGCCGGGCAATCCCTTCTATGAGCAGCTGGCAGCGTTGCAGATCCGTCTGCGCAATCTGGTACCGACCGAACGCTGGAGCGATATGCAGCGCGCCGGGCACGATCGCTCGTTCGTGGTGGCCGGGGCCATGAAGGCTGACCTGCTGAACGATCTGGCCGGTGCGGTGATGACTGCGATTGAAACCGGCGGCTCGATCGATGAATTCCGCCGTGACTTTGATCAGATCGTGGAGAAACACGGCTGGGCATATACCGGCGAGAAGAACTGGCGCACACGTACCATCTACGCGACCAATATGAAGTCGACGTACCACGCCGGGCGACTGGCACAGCTGAACGATCCGGAGCTGCTGAAGGTCGCGCCCCTGCGCATGTACCGTCATGGCGGCAGCGCGGAGCCACGCCTTGAACATCTGAAGTGGGACAAGCTGACTCTGCCTGCAGATCACCCGTGGTGGCAGACGCATTACACACCGAACGGCTGGGGCTGCAGCTGTTACGTGATCGCGGTATCTGAAGCCACCGCCAAGCGCATGGGGGGCCGGTTTGAAGATCCGGTACCGGACGCCGACGGCGATATCGATGAAGGCTGGGATTACGCACCTGGTGCAAGCGTCACCCAAGAGCTGCAGCAGATCGCCAGCAAGAAACAGATCAATCTGGCGCAGACGCTGGCCGCCGCTTTCAAACTGGCGCTGGTTCGTGAACTCGGGGAGCGCTTCCTGTGAGCCTCACGGTTGAAGTAAACGATCAGGAAGTTACCTCGGCACTGGACGCATTGCTGGCATCGATCGGCAATGTGGATCCAGCACTGAAAGAGATCGGTGAATACCTGATCGACTCAACCAAGCAGCGGTTCCGAGACTCAGAAGCGCCGGACGGGTCAAAATGGGAAGACAACAGCCCGGTCACGCTGCTGAACTACGCCAGCCGGTTCAAAACCAAACGCGCCAGCCGGATCCAGAAGAAGAAGCCGGGCATCGGTGAGACTAAACAGCTCAGCACTCAGATTCTCTACCAGGTGGTAAACGGTGAACTGCTAATTGGCTCACCGATGATTTACGCGGGCACATTCCACTACGGCGCGAAGAAGGGACAGTACGGCAAACGCACACCGTGGGGGGTTATTCCTAAACGACCATTTCTCGGCTTGTCAGATGACGATCGGGAAGCCTGCCTCGAAATTATCCGCGCTCATTTCGCACTTGCATAGTCTGCAACATTCTTACAGAACGCTTCCCGATATCTCCCGGTGGTTCCCGGTATATCCCGGATTTATCTCACCATTCTCTGATGATTTATATCAGTGGTGTTCAGCGAGGAACACAGCGCGAAGCAGGGGGAGGGGCACGCGCCCGGGGGATGCCATCCCCCAAAAAGCGATAAAAGAAAATGCATGGATTATCACGCCCGTGACCAGGCTATCAGATCATCGCAATAACGTTTACGCAAAGAAGCCGGAAAATCTGCATCGGAGAATAAAACAGCTCCCTTCTGAGCTCTCAGAAAAGCCCCCTCTGCATCCCCGCCATCTCCTCAAAATCCTCCCCCGTAAACTGAAAAATCGCCTCCGCCACTGGTGCGATCTGCTTCTCTAAATAGTGCCCATAATCCATCGCGGATGAGCGTATTTCCTCGGGTTCCGGGCCATTAACGGTGATGAAATAGGAAATCCAGCCGCCGCGTTCGGCAAAACGCGGTGGCGTACCCTGCTGCATCAGCCACTGATCCATGCGTTCTGCGGCACGGGCGTGTGGTGGGCGGTTTTTCTGGTACATGGCCAGCGGGCGGCGCAGGCGCTTACGGTACAGCAGCTGGGCGTCGCGCTGACCTTTCAACAGGGCGTCGACTTCAGCACGTACCCAGTCACGGTAGGGTTCATTAAAAAACACCCGGCGGTAGAGTTCGCGCTGAAAATTCCGCGCCAGTGGTGTCCAGTCGGTGCGTACGGCTTCCAGCCCACGGAACACCATCTGATCAGT